CGTGATGTGGCATGCAGGCAATGACGGTTCTGGATCTGGACTTGATGCTGATCTATTAGATGGATATAATCTATCAACTAGCGGCGCAAACATAGTATTACGAACCCAAGGAAATGGGTACATAGTTCATCAAAATTGGATACAAGTAGGAAATAGCACTGGTATTTACTGCCCGAATGGCGCTTACTTCTACAATGATGCAACTTACGGATGGTTTGCAAGAAGTTCAATTACCACCAGTAGTAGTATTCGCTTGCAGCTCACAAGTAGTGGCACAGCTGTAGGCTGGTTTTATGCCGATAGTAGCTATAATCAAGGATTTTTAACTAGTGCGGGAGGCTGGGGTTTAAAAATGGATAACTCTGGGAATGTAACTGCTACGGGCAACGTAACGGCATACTCAGACCTTCGACTCAAAGAAAATATAAAACCTCTAGAAAACTCCCTTGCAAAAATTTTACAACTTCGAGGCGTGCAGTATACTCGAAAAGACACGGGCTCCCAAGAAATAGGTGTAATTGCTCAAGAAGTGGAAAAAGTTTTGCCAGAAGTTGTGCATATTAGTGATGCAACCACCGAAGATGACACCGGATATACAGATATTCGTTCTGTAGACTATGGACGAATGGTTTCAGTTTTAATCGAAGCAATGAAAGAGCAACAAGCTCAAATTGAAGAACTCAAGGAGATAATTAAATGCCAGTAACATGGACTTATAGCGCACCAGCAGCTGATGAAACAATTGTAAATGTTTCATTTACTGACGGTACAATTACACACGATCGATCTGTAAATGCAGTATTTACAGGGGGCGCTTACGACGCAGAAGCTACCGAAACTCGTGTAGCAGAAGTAGGAGCCGGGGTAGAAACTAAAATTGCACTTGGAGTAATTACCGAAAGCAGCGAAGAGCCTGCACCTACTCCTCCAGGCTAAGATATGGCACTTCAAAGCAGCGGAGCAATTAGTCTCAATGAGATGCATATAGAAGCGGGAGGATCTTCAGGAACTCTCTGTACTATTAATGACTCTGATATTCGGGGACTAATTAGTAAAGCCTCAGGCGCTACCATGAGCTTTAACGAGTGGTACGGAGCTTCTGCAAGTGTATCTCATACTGTATCAACAAGTGGAACAATTTACACAGAATATGATACCACTTCTGGTGAATATTTTGTAAATGCAGGTGTAAATACTAATCAAACAAGTATTGGAATAAGTTATGCGGGAGCTGGATACGATGGGCAATATTTTTTAGCTTTAATGAGCAACAGTACGTCTACAAATATTGCAACAACTTTAAATAGTACATATGATTATGTAGCATGGTCTTCAGGAAGTAACTCTATAAGTGCTACAAGTGTAACGTGGAGCGACTATACTTTTCCGTCATTAGGATATAGAATTGCTTACGCATATGTAGGCAGTCCAAATGTACTTTACTCTTCAATGGATACAGGAAATAATCAAGTAATCTATACGCTGTCAACTTAAGGAAAAAACGTGAATTATTCATATGAAATTTTAAAAATCGAACCTCGACATAAGTTTTTAAGTGTTCGTTATTTTGCAGATGGAAAAGAGAACTATTTTAAAAACTTTAACCTAGAAGATTTCTCATCAGAAGCGATTGTAGAAGTAATTCAAAACTTTTTTCCAAATGTAAAAAGTCACTGGGATTATCAAACTACAGCAGCAGAGACAGCAGGCTTAGAACAAGGTGTTACGGGAGAACTTACTTATACAGAGCCTACACCTACGCCAAAAAATAATATGAGTATTGGGTCGGCAAAAAGACTAGAACGAAATAGATTATTACAACAAACAGACTGGATGATGTTCTCAGACACAGCAACTCCCAGTCAGGCATGGGTAGACTATCGGCAGGCTCTTAGGGATGTAACAAGCCAAGCTGGGTTTCCTGATAATATCACTTGGCCCACAAAACCTGAATAAACCCTGCTTTTTACTAAGCATAAATCAAAAGGAAAATAAATAATGAGACGCGCCAGTCATGAATATCGATCGACCATCTGCAAACACATGAGAAAATTTTAAATTATGGGAAAATTAAAATATTATGTATTAACTAATAAAAATCTTATTGCACTAAAAAGACATTGCTCACCTCTATGGTCTAATATACCTAAAAAAGATTTATTTGTCATAATTAATACTCAAAACGAAGATTTTCGTGCGAAAGCAGAAGAGTATCTCGTAGAAGAAGAAATTGAGTATTGCATAACCGAGAGTGATGGTACACCTTCTACTGGCAAAAATAGTTTTCTTGACAATTTTATAGAATCAGAAAACGAATACGCAGTTTTGATAGATGGTGATGATTGGTTGACGCCGCACGGTGTTTGGATTTACAATCATATCGCTAATTTAGAAGAAGTTCCCGACGCCGTATGTTTAAAAAATCAATTTTCATTATGGCCGCAGAAAGTCGTAGATGATTGGGAAGCAGATTCAAATACAATTCCTTGTAAGGGAGTTCGTTTTTTTCAGCAAGCTAATTGGCAGAGCGCACTCACTGGTCAACACATTATAAATGCTAGAAAAAATGGAGTCAAAACTAAATTATTTAAAAACAAAGCTCAGGCATATATAATGTATCCTAAAAAAATGGAACGTATGCATGCAGAATGGTCAAGAATAAATTATTATTACATAGACGGTACAGAAACTCACTCGCGAGTTGTATTTTTATCGAAAAAAGCAGCAAAATACAAATTTGATGGTGAGCATAAAGTAGGCGAAGATACTATACAATACTTACAGTTGAAAGATGCCGCCATGCGGGACGAAATAAAAATGGTATCTTTAGACGAATCTATACCTTCATANATATACGATCAAAGAGTCTCAGGTGTCGCAATTAGTTCTACGTGGGAAAAATCCGGTAAAGGTTTTATGGAATGGTTACAGATATTAGTAGAAAAATATTTGCAGATGGAAAGTGAAGGTTTATTACATACTGAAGAATTGCCTGAAATAGAAATAGACTATCCAGTTGGGTATGTTCCTTATGTTCATGATCTTGTTGACTGGCGTGAATATATCTATTAATAAATAAACATTGAAGATGAAACATTTATAAATAAATGGTGTGACATGGAAAAATCTGGTTTATCGGGTACAATAAAAATAGAAAAGACAGACGGTTCTGTTACTGAATTCTATTTAAAACCTCGAATTAAAAATTCTAAGGGAAAATTAGGAGAAAAAGAAAATGGCGACACTACAACATCCAACATCAGTGAGAAACGCGATCGCTGATACTGTAGTAGATCTCATTGATGCAGGATCTGCAGCAGGTAAATTAAAGTTTTATACAGCAGATGGCGGAAGTTTATTAGCTGAATTGGTTTTTAGCGCCACTGCTTTTGGTGCAGCTGCGTCCGGTGTAGCAACCGCTGCATCTATTACAGCTGATTCAAACACTGCTTCTGGTACTGTGACTTGGTTTGAGGTAGAAGACTCAGATGGCAATCTTGTCTTTGAAGGCGATGTAACTTCAGACGATGTTGGCACTGGTTCAATTCAGCTTTCGTCTGTGGCACTGGGTACTGGTGATACTGTTTCTGTTAGCTCACTGACTTACACTGCACCCAATTAATTTATAATGTTTAAAGGTACCGAGCATCCGGTACCTAGTTACCGGACATTTATACTAAAAAAGACCGATACGTCGGTCTTTTTAGTGCGTGGAGGTTGGTAACTGATGTCTAGAAATATCTATGTAGTTGACGGATATGTAGAACCCGGATATGTAATTAAGTATGAGGTTTCTACAAGTGCCGCGCTATCAGCTACGACTGAAGGTTCGGTAGCTGGCATCGCTGAAAGAATAGTCACGGGTTCTGGTACACTTAATACTACTCCATCATTTACTGGAACAGGTGAAAGAGAAGTCACATCGACTGTTTCACTCGTATCTGGAAATTCTACAGTTACGGGCGCAGGCGCTGCAGGTCGTTCTGTTGTATTTGGTTCTCTTGAAGCAGGCAATAGTAGTGTTAGCGGTATAGCTGAAAGAACAATCACTGCTAACGGCAATTTAGAATCATCAAATTCTTCTGTATCAAGCTTATCAGAAAGAACGATTACATCCACTTCTACTTCACTAATATCAGATAATTCAATATCATCTGGTATAGCTGAAAGAACTATTACTAGTGTACATACTAGTTTAGTATCCACAAACTCTTCAGTCAACGGTGCTGGAAATAGAAACTTAATTGTTGCAGTTGCTTCTGCAGAAGCTGATGATGCATCAGTATCTGGTATAGCTGAACGTACTATTGTCTCTACGGCGGGTGCGCTAGGCATCACTTCGTCGTTTACTGGTACGGGCGAAAGAGAAATTACCGGCACAGGTGATATTAGTTCTACATCAATAATTGCTGGTATTGGTGAAAGAACGGTTATTGGTAATGGTATCTCTATAGCTATCAGTTCTTCAGTATCTGGTACAGGTAACAGAAACCTAATCGTTGCTTCTGTTACATTGCAGTCAGATACTTCATTAGTCAGCGGTATAGCTGAGAGAATCATTACTGGCGCCGGAGCGCTATCTTCAAATGATTCTAATATAGTATGTGAAGGTATTCGTGAGATTGTATCTATTACTGGTGCTTTAGGTATTACTGCATCATTTACTGGTACAGGCATTAGGACAGTTAGTGGTACCGGTTCACTTATATCTGGAAATTCTTCTGCTTCTGGATCAGCCGGAACCGCCTCTGAAGCTTCAGCGTCTGGAATTTCTGGAATACAAAATCCGTCAGTTGCTGGTATCGCTGAAAGAGAAATTGTATTTGTCAGTGGTGTAATAGTTGACGATGCATCTGTTGCTGGTATCGCTGAAAGAGAAATTGTATTTGTCAGTGGTATATTAGGTATTACATCGTCAGTAGTAGGCGTTGGCGAAAGAACTATTACTGGCAGTGGTTCTATCGTTTCAGGTAACGCGTCGTTATCTGGTATAGCTGAAAGAATAATAGTCGGCTCAGGTACTTTCACGAGCGATAATTCATTACTCGCTGGATCTATAGAAAGAGATCACGCAGCTGACGGTTCATTAATTTCACTAAATTCAATTGTATCGGGTATTAGTGAAAGAGAAGTTACAGCTATTGGTCAATTGATACCGACGAGTTCTGCGGTTGGTTCAGGAATACGAGAAGTTGTAGTCATCAGCGGCCCACAAAGTGATGATAGTGTGGTCAGTGGTGTTGCTGAAAGAACTATTATTGGTTTAGGATCTCCTGTTTCTGGCAATTCTACAGTATCTGGTATTGCTGCTCTTGGCGAAGGAATCGGTCAACTTCAAGGCATCTCTACTGTTTCAGGTATCGGTACAAGAACAGTATCAGGCATTGCTGAGCTTACTAGTAACGATAGTAGTGTAGATTCTGTAGCAATCAGAGAAATCACTAGCGTTATAAATCTCATAGCTTCTAATTCTATTGTATCATCTATAGCAGAAAGAATCATTACCTCTGTTTCGACGGTTGTATCTGATGATAGCAGTATTTCTGGTATAGCAGAGCGCGAAATCACTAGCACAGTATCTTTACAATCACAAGATAGCTCTATCGATGGTGAAGGTTTAGGTGCTAGAACAATTACTGGATCACTTGTATCTGATGTCTCGTCAGTTTCTGCAACAGTCGAAAGAGAAATTAAGTTAATATCTGGTATTGATGGACTGACTCAACCATTTGTTGTATCTCCAGGTGAACGAGAGATTACGCTAGAAAATCATACAATACAAGGTGAAAGTATTGTTAGCGGCGTTGCTGAGAGAACAGTTACACAAACAGCAGATAATCTACCGCAAAATAATAGTTCGGTAGCTGGTATAGCAGAAAGAATAGTCACACAAACCGCAGATAATATACCACAATTGCCTGATAATGTTGTTAGTGGTTCAGGTACACGCTCAATAACGTTAAAACAATCTCCGCAAGCAGACGATTCTACTGCGGACGGATTAGGAATTAGGACAGTTCATGTAGTAAATGGTCCTAAACCGCAAAGTGTAGTTAATGGTTTTGGTATTCGAACTGTAGTGCAAACTGCTGGTTCGTTGATATCTACAGATTCTATAGTTACTACTCAACCACCAATTGAAAGAGAAATAACTCAGACAGCAGACAATATTCCACAGGCAAGCGACTGTATAGTTAGTGGCGTTGGTGAAAGAATTATTACTGCTGAAATTAGTATTGTTGCTAGTGATTGTATTATCACTTCTCCCAGCGGCGAACGTGAAGTTAAAGTAGTAAAAGGCCCTCAAGCCGAAGCTTCTGTTTCTGGTGTCGGTCTTAGAACAGTCGTTTCAACGTTCACATCTTTGACAACCGTAGCTACTGTCGAAGGTATTATCGAAAGAATTATTACGCAAAAAGCTGATAATATACCAAGAAACGATAGTAGTTTAAGCGGTATCGGTGAAAGAGAAGTTAAGAAGGTTGTTGGTCCGACTGCAAATCAATCATCTGTTGGCGGTATAGGTTCTCGTGGTGTTATTGTTGTTGCGCATAATATACAAGGTCAAAGTGTTGTTACAGGTATTGGTCATGCAGAAATCAAACTTCTTGCAGCTAAACAACATATTGTAATTAAATTAGCTCAGGCAGCGGATGGTGAAGATACTCGAACAATAACAGCGATTAAACCAGATACTCAAGTAATAGTAGTTAGGTTACGACCAACTCGAGTTGCAGGTGTAGATCGACAAATAGAAATACAATTGCCCATTAAACAAGCAAGTTAGATAAATAAAATAACGATAAACGGAGAACACAAATGGCAGTTCCAACAACAAGAGATGATTTTAAGGAATATTGTCTTCGTTCTCTTGGAAAACCAGTCATAGAAATCAATGTCGACGATTTGCAAGTTGAAGATCGTATTGACCAAGCTTTGCGATTTTACTGGGACTACCATTTTGACGGTACAGAAAAAATATACTACAAGCATCTTATTGATGCCAATACTGTAACCAACAAATACATCGATCTACCGCAAAATATTGTAGGTGCTGTCAAACTTTTTCCTGTCGGCGATCCGAATACTTCATCAGGCGATATTTTTAATATTCGTTATCAAATAGCATTGAATGATCTATATACATTGACTAATGTTGCTCTTATAGATTATTATATGACTATGGAACATCTAGCACTTGTATCTGAACTTCTTGTAGGAAAACCACAAATTAGATATAATAGACATCGAAATAGATTGCATATTGATGAAACTGCAGGAGATTTAACAGTAGGACAATACTTACTGGTAGAAGCATACGAGCTGGTAGATCCTACAACATACACTGATGTATGGTCAGATCGCTGGCTACAATATTACACATCTCAACTTATCAAGCGGCAATGGGGCACAAACCTCACAAAGTTCGAAGGTCTTCAATTGCCTGGTGGTGTGACATTCAATGGTAGACAAATCTACGACGAAGCACAGGCAGAAATTACCAAACTAGAAGAAGAGATGATCAATAGCTATAGTCTGCCTGTAATGGATATGATTGGTTAGCATTAGCTAATTATACACACAAATTAGGAATTGTAAACAGTAATGGCCACAAACCCGTATTTTGATAATTTTACAAATACGCCAGAGCAGACCCTCATTGAAGATCTGATTATTGAATCGATCAAGATATATGGTCATGACATGGTTTATTGTCCGAGAACTGTAGTTGCCAGAGATACTGCATTTAATTCTGATTCTTTGTCGAAATATGAAGACTCATATTCAATTGAAATGTATATCAAAAATGTAGAAGGTTTTGAAGGTGAAGGAGATTTTTTATCGCGGTTTAATATTCAGATAAGAGACGAAATAACCTTTACTGTTGCTAATAAAAGATTTACTGAAGCTATTGGTGACTTCGAAGGTCAAATACGACCGCAAGAAGGAGATATTTTATACTTTCCTCTGACAGAAAAAATATATGTCATTAAGTTTGCAGAACACGAGGCCCCGGTTTTCTATCAGATGGGAGCCCTGCAATGTTATGATCTGAGATGCGAACAGTGGGAATACTCAGGCGAAGAACTGGATACAGGCATTGATGCTATTGATAATTATCAAGAACTTTATACTATCGTAGCTGACGCAAATGATGGTGTTACGTACGATGCTAATAATAACGTTATTATAGATGCAAATACTGGCCGACCACTGGGAGTATCAAGCGCATGGAATCCAGACGATGTATTCAATGATGCCGATACATTCGAAACTTTAGGCGATGGATTTATTGACTTCTCAGAAGCAGATCCATTTAGCGACGACGGGCGATACTGATGTTTGGAAGAACTTTTTACCACGATACATTGAGAAAATATGTCATACTTTTTGGCACGCTCTTCAATGATATTTGGATAAATCGACCAGACAGTGCTGGTAACGTAAAGCAATCTTTGAAGGTGCCATTATCATATGGTCCAAGAGAAAAATTCTTGGCTCGTATCGACGGCATCGATAGTAATAGAGATCCACAAGAAAATCCTTTCTCAATTGTATTACCGAGAATGGGTTTTGAAATAACAGGATTCAATTATGCTCCAGAAAGAAAATTACCTACACGTAATAGCTTCGCTACTACTGTTACCGATGAAAATACTAAAAAGAAACATGTCTACAATCCAGTCCCGTATGATATTAATTTTTCACTCTCTATTTTCGTAAAGAACACAACAGACGGTACACGAATCATCGAACAGATTCTGCCATTCTTTACACCCGAATGGACATCAACAATTCAACTTGTCGACGATGCTCCAATTGACATCAAGCTTGATATACCATTAGTGTTGACTTCTGTCAATCAAGACGATGTATATGAAGGTTCATTTGAAGAGAGACGTACATTAATATGGCAATTAGATTTTGTAATGAAAGGCTTATTTTTTGGACCAGTATATAAGAAAGAAATTATTAATCTAGCAAATACACAAATTTTTGATTCTACATTATATGACGACATTACTTTAGCACCAGCTGGCACTAATCCTGATTTAGATGTAGCATCACGTTTAATAAATCAGCCAGGATTATTAGCTAATAATACACCAACAGTGTATACTAGTTTAAATGTTGAACAAGCAACAGCGATCGCTAGTATTAATAATGGCTCTGTAACTTCAATTACTGTAGTAAAAGATGGTGTTGGATATAAGAATGCTACTGTTAATATTACAGGTGGCGGCGGAGCGAATGCTACTGCAACAGCTGTAGTTGACAGTTCAGATTCTATTCAAAGTATTACAGTAACAAATGGCGGTTCAGGATATACAAGTACACCTACTGTTACTATATCTACACCTGATTTACAATCGATAGCAGCTAATCAAATAGCTGCTAATTCTAATTATGGATTTGCTACTACAATTCAAACTCCATATCCTGATCAATGAAGGATAAAGAAATGAAAGATAATGAACAATTAGATGATATTTTAGATATTAAAACAACAACGATTGTAGAAGTTGGTAATGAAGAAAAGTTACCTACCACATATAGACCATCACTCGATTCAAATAAAGAGCTCGACACTGATACTAAGTACGTGCGCCAAAACTTTTATGATTTAATTGAAAAGGGTCATGGCGCAATCGACGAATTATTAGCAGTAGCAGATCAATCACAACATCCACGAGCATATGAAGTACTTGCTACGATGATTAAGACGATGGGTGATATGAACAACGATCTGTTAGGCATGCATGAGAAAAAACAAAAACTCAACGGTGAAAAGCCAGAAGATAAGAAGGAAACAGTCAATAATAATCTTTTTGTGGGCTCTACGAGTGAGCTACTGAAGTTGATGAATAAAGATGACAGTTGATATTCAGGATATTATTGATTACCGATCATATCTCGGTAATATAAATCTTAAAAGAAAAGGCGTAACGATCGAATGGACCGAAGAGATGGTCCAAGAATTCGTAAAGTGTGCAAGAGACCCAATATATTTTGCTGAGAAGTATATTCAGATCGTGCACGTTGACCACGGGCTAATACCGATCATATGCTATGACTATCAAAAAGAAATCATCCGTAAAACCACAGATAACCGAAGAACATGTGTGGTTACGAGCCGCCAAGCGGGTAAGACAACGACTGCAGTATGCCTTATCCTTCATTATATTCTGTTTAACGATCACAAGCTTGTTGCTCTTCTCGCAAATAAAGGAGATGCTGCAAGAGAAATATTGGATCGTATCAAGACGGCTTATGAAGCTTTACCGAAATGGTTGCAACAAGGTGTCATCGAGTGGAACAAAGGATCAGTAGAATTTGAGAACGGATCGAAGATTATTGCGGCCGCTACATCATCATCAGCAATTCGTGGTAAATCAGTATCATTCCTCTACATCGACGAGACTGCATTCGTAGAAAATTGGGATCAGTTTTTCGCTTCAGTATTTCCTACGATTTCATCAGGTACATCTACTAAGATTCTACTAACCTCAACACCAAACGGACTCAACCATTTTTATAAAACATGTGAAGGTGCCAAAGCTGGTAAAAACGGTTATGAGTTCGTTCAGGTAATGTGGACTGATGTACCAGGACGAGATGAGAAATGGCGAGAAGAAACACTCGCTGCGATGGACTTTGACACAGAGAAATTTGCACAGGAAATGGAGTGTGAGTTCCTCGGTTCATCAGGTACATTAATCGCTGGCTGGAAACTCAAGCAACTTGTATATAAAGAGTCTATCAAAGAAGTTGGTGGTATTGTAGTATACGAAGAACCAAAACCAGAAGGTAACTATGTCATAGTCGTTGATGTAAGCAGAGGCAAAGGTCTTGATTACTCGGCTTTCCAGGTCATCGACATCTCACAAATGCCGTACATACAGGTTGGTGCATATCGTAATAATATGATTACACCTGTGGATTATGCTGCTGCCGTACATGCTGCCGCGAAGTATTATAATGATGCTAATATACTCGTAGAGGTAAATGATATCGGAGAACAAGTAGCCAGTATTATTTTTGAAGAATATGAATATGAGAATATGTTACTCACGGAAAACAACGGGCGAGAAGGCAAACGTCTTTTGTCTGGTGTAGCGGGATTTAATGGCAAAGCAGATAAAGGTATACGTACTACTAAATCTGTAAAGTCTATCGGCTGTTCTATGATTAAATTGTTGATCGAACAGAATCAATTGATTATTAATGATTTCGAAACAATCAGAGAGATGTCGACTTTTAGTCAGAAGGGAACATCATACGAAGCAGAACCAGGCAATCATGATGATTTGATGATGTGTTTAGTACTATTTGGTTGGCTATCTAATCAGAAATTTTTCAAAGAACTCACCGATATAAATACAGTCATCAACCTTAGAGAAATGAATGAGGAAAAAGTATTCAGTGAATTAGTACCGTTTGGAATGATAGATGATGGTCAGAACGATTTCGAGGATCCTAAACCGGTCACCACTCGAGGCAATGACTATAGTTGGTTACTTTGAAATATCGGTTATTATAAATAAAAGTACGTCTACATAATTAAAATAATTTAGGGAGAACAAAAATATGCCTTTTCAATTAAGCCCAGGCGTTAATGTTACAGAGATCGATCTGACCACTGTAATCCCTGCTGTTGCTACTACTGATGCTGCGATTGCCGGCGTTTTTAAGTGGGGAGCAGTAGATAAGCCTACACTAGTAATCTCTGAAGCTGAACTTGCCAACGAGTACGGTAAACCAGATTCAGATAACGCCGAGACTTGGTTCACTGCAGCCAACTTCTTAGCCTACTCAAATCGATTACATGTTTCTAGAGCTCATAACTCTACCGGAGACAATGTAAGAATTGCGGGTTTCACAACTGCCCTGAACGCCAATACAGGAGCGTTTGCGGTCAATGGAGCTAGCTACATAGCAATTGCTGCGAATGTAGCGACTGGCGCTTCAGACGGTGATATTATTGCTCAGACAGTTGCAGGTTTTGCTGAAGGTCAAACAATTACTGTCGATACTACTTCTAATACATTTAATGCTGGCAATCTTACTGTTATTGCTAACACTACTTCAAATACTTTCGAAGGTCTTACTACAGGTTTGACAATTTATGAAGGTGAAGAAGTTCAAATCACTACTAGTCCTACCGGCGGTTTGCCGACGGGTCTTTCAAATACTGACACGTATTATCTTATAAATGTAAATAGCACATTGGATAGTTTCCAACTTGCAGCTACTCCTGGTGGTTCGGTTGTAACGTTCTCTACGCAAGGTAGTGGCGATTTGGTGTTGACTAGAGAGGGTTCTACACGTATTACTCTAGTAGGTGGTACATATACTGGTTCTACTGGTGCTATTGACCTCGAAATTTTTGATCCAAATTATTCATTCAATGCTGTTGCAAACAACGTTGCGCTGTCTTCTACATCAAAGCTTTCGAATCATATCGTAAAAAATGATGATCATTACGATACAGGTATCGAAAGTAATTTTGACAATTCAGTATTGTTTATTGCAAAATATCCTGGAGCGCTTGGCAATTCTTTGAAAGTTTCAGTTTGTACTACTCCTGCTGCTTTCTCATCAAACATCGTATTTGGTGGAAGTGCTACTATGAATATTAATGTTGGTGCAAACAGCGGTATAGTCTCATCAACAACCAATTCATCTAGCGTAACAGACATTACTAGCAATTTAAATGTTGGTGATATCATTAAAGTAGGCAATACTCTAATCGGTACTCAACATCTAGAGATTACATCAGTAGGAGCTGTTACAACGAATGCTACTGCAAACCTTGTATCTTTCGGTTTCTCTACTCCGCTAGTCACTACTCAAAATGTATCGCTAACTACTGGTAACCTTAATCGTCAATGGCAATATAAAGATGTTGTAGATGGCGCGCCAGGTCAATCTGGTTATGTAGGTAGCCAAGGAAATACTGCTGCTAACGACGAACTACATATCGTAATAGTTGACGAAGATGGTGAAATTTCAGGTGTACCTAATACGATTCTTGAAACATGGCAAGGACTATCGCGCGCTTCTGACGCGAAAGGACCAGATGGTGAATCAATTTACTATAAAGATGTATTGAATCAATCGTCTAAGTGGGTTTGGTGGGCAAATGATTCATCTAATGCTCCATCAGCACTTGCGACTCTTGTAGCATCTGCTTCTGATACTCTGCCAATTGCAATGTCTTTCCGTCAAGGTCGTGATATTGGTACTGAGGCTACTTGTTCTGAAGGAGCAATCTTACGAGCATATGATTTGTTTAAGTCAGCAGAAGACTATGACGTTTCATTGATACTCGGCGGTAAATCTCGAGGCGCTGTAAACGGTGTTACTGTACCTAATTATATTATCGATAATATCTGTGAGCGCCGTAAAGATTGTGTAGCATTTATTTCTCCTGAAAAGGCAGATGTAGTTGCAAACGGAACAGATATTACTGAGGATGTTGTTAACTTCCGCAATTATCTGCGTTCTACCTCATACGCTGTACTTGATAGTGGTTACAAGTATCAGTATGATAAGTACAATGATGTATATCGGTGGATTCCTCTCAACGGTGATATTGCTGGTCTTGCTGCTCGTACTGATGATACACGCGATCCTTGGTTCTCACCAGCTGGATTCAATCGTGGAAACGTCAAGAATGTAATTAAGCTAGCTTGGAACCCCAAGAAAGCAGAACGCGACATTCTATATAAGAACGGTGTTAACCCAGTTGTTAATTTCCCAGGTCAAGGTATTGTGATGTTTGGTGATAAGACGCTGCTTTCTAAGCCTTCGGCTTTTGATCGAATCAACGTACGTCGCCTCTTTATTGTACTTGAGAAAGCAATCGCAACTGCTGCTAAGTTTACTCTCTTCGAATTCAACGATGAGTTTACTCGAGCTAGCTTTGTGAATCTTGTGACACCTTATTTGCGAGATGTTCAGGGACGCCGCGGTATTACTGATTTTGCGGTAATATGTGATGAGACAAATAATACTGGACAAGTTATCGATAGCAACGAGTTTGTTGGTGATATCTACATCAAACCTGCTCGAAGCATCAACTTCATTCAGCTCAACTTTGTCGCTGTACGCACTGGCGTAGAATTCTCCGAAGTTATTGGACAATTCTGATAAATAAGATAAATAAGGAAAAAACAGGAGAATAAACAATGTCATTTAATATTCGCGACTTCAAGTCATCAGCTCTCGGTCAAGGTGGGTATCGTCCCGCCTTGTTTGAAGTTCAAGTCACGACTTTGGGTGAAGAATTCAATCTGCTTTGTATGTCATCACAAGTACCTTCGTTTACGACTGGTATTATTGAAGTGCCTTACTTCGGCCGAAAGGTAAAAATCGCTGGTGATAGGACTTTCGCAGAATGGACTACTACTGTAATGATTGAAGAAGATTTCAGTCAACGCGATGTGCTAGAGCAGTGGGCCCAAAAAATCAATAGCGGTGAGGGTAATGAACGTCAATATACTGCGCCTGAAGACTATAAAGAAGATGCTACTATTAAGCTTTATGGTAAGACTGGTTCTAAACTGCGTGAGTACACTCTCGTAGGTTGTTGGCCTTCAGACGTTGGTACTATTGAACTAGATTGGAATACTACTGACACTATTGGTACCTATACTATTACCTGGTCATTCGATTAC